TAACAAAGCATTTAGTAGGTCGCAGAATTGTAAAGGTCGAGTGGTTAGAGCCTTCAGAAAGTCAAAGGATACATGGTTGGTACAATCAGCCATGTGAAATATTTTTAGATGATGGCACTATATTAACCCCAAGCGCAGATGACGAAGGCAATGAAGCGGGCGCAATTTTCACTAACAAGGAAGAGTTGTCATGTATTCCTGTATTTAGGGAGGGTGCATAATGAAAGATAATCAAGGCACTAATGAATGGGATGGAGATGAAGGTGTTGATGAAGATAACATCGATGCATTAGAGCAACAAAAAGAACTAGAGGAAGCGCACCAACATTTTCTCATTAGAGATTTTGGTGAACTCGTGCTAGAACTTGGCCCGCATGCAGTCATAGGCCAAATGGATGAAGAGGTAAAGGATGAGTTAATCATGGCCTTTCAACAGAACTTTAATAACCTAAAAAAGGGAGTGTAAACATGGTAGGAAAAGTAACACCGAACGACCAACTTTCAGCATCCGAGATACCTGTATTGATGGGTGCTAGTAAGTTTAAAACAGTCAATGAACTGTTAAAAGAAAAGATGGATATTATTTCAGGGATTGAACCACCATTTATATCTAATGAATCAATGGATTGGGGCAATACCTTGGAGGAAACTATCTTGGTTGAAGCGTGTAAGCGTTTAGGATTAGATGTCAAAGATTTAACGACTAAACATCCTGAACCTTACTTTCATAAAGATTTGCCATTTGCATGTAGTTTAGATGGTGATGTCAAAGGCAATGATTCAATCATCATGACTGACCTAGATAAGGGTATTATTTGTGTCAATGAGGATGAGATAAGGTTAGAGGGCGTAGGCATTGTCGAAGCCAAACTAACTGCTCATGAGGTAGAGAGTGCAGATTCCCTACCTTTGTATCGTGGCCCACTACAGCTGCAAATGCAGATGGATACAGTAGGTGCGACCTGGGGTGCAGTGTGTGTTTTGTATCGTGGTACAACTCTACGGACTTTTGTCTATCAAAGGGATGTAGATGTATTGGCCCAAATACATGATGCTATTAATGACTTTCAGCGTAGGTTAGATAAGTATAAAACCAATGATGAGGTCGAGTGGTATGACATTAAAACACCCGCTGAAGCTTCATCTATTTTCGATCAGCCTGACAAGGATCAGATCGAGATACCTGAAGCCGAGCATTATGCTGAAAAGATAATTGAATTTAGAGACATGATAAAAGATTTGGAAGAGCAGATTAACTTACATCAGATTCAGATTATGAATTTTATGCGAGACAATCAACATGCTGTTTCAGGGCGTTACAAAATCTCATGGCCTGTAATTAATTATAAAGCGCAAGCACAAAAGCTAGTCCCCGCGAAACCCGCCAGGACTATCCGACAATCTAAACTTCGCATACGCGATAGGGAGTTATAACTATGGAAGATTATGAATTAAAAGATACTCATACTTTTTTAGAAGTATTGTATCGCAATGTAAAAGATGTAAGTAAAAGGCAAGACATTATAAAACTTTATTTTGAGGAGAAAGACAATGACAACAACATCGGAGATTGCTAAAGCGTTTGTGCAAGCGCAGAAAGAATTTGCACCCGCACTAAAGAACAGTACCAATCCACATTTTAAAAATCAGTATGTAAACTTGGCGGGTTGTATTGAAGCCGTACTAGATGCACTACACAATCATGGGTTAGCATTGATACAAAAGACTCATGATGCAGAGTCAGGTATTAGGGTTGAGACAATTTTTCTACATGAAAGTGGCGAGCAGATGTCAGGGGGTGTGATTCATGTACCCGCTGATAAGCAGACACCTCAAGGTTATGGCTCGGCCTTAACTTATGCTAGGCGTTATTCGATCATGGCCGCAACAGGTATTGCACCTGAAGATGATGATGGCAATGAAGCGGAAAAGTCAATGTCTGAAAAGTTAAAGACGACTGCACCTGTAAAAAAGCCATTAGCCTGAGTCTGCCAGGCAAAGAAGAGTTGATGTTTCCTGATGAGTACAAGTTTACAGATGGATTTATAAGCTTGATTAATAAGATAGATGGCTCATCAATAGATGCTAAAACTAAAAAGGAAAAAGCAGACCTATTATTTAAAACCAACAAAGCGGTATTGGAGAACCGCATATCAAAGTTTAAGTTGTCAGACATTAAAAGAGCAATGGATGACCTTTTTAATAAGCATAAGGATTAGTTATGAAAGACCATTATTTAGTAGATGCAGAGTACGAAAACTTTACATTTAGCAATCCAAACATGGGTAACCCTGATGCTAGATTGTTTATTGCAATACTAGCTAATGCGATACATGATGCAGTTGCAGCACAATCAGGTGCAAGGGTGAGACAACAAGCATTGGATTGGCTAGAGAATGATGATGGACTTATATATTATTGTCTTGGTGTTTCTCGGATAAGTCGTGATGGATTATTAAGACGAGTTCGAGAAATGCGAGACAACAATATTAATCTTAAAAATATGTACACTAGGAGAGATAAATGAATATGACAAAGCAAGAAACAAGATTATTGGAATATCTTAAAACTAACTATAGGATTACTCCGATAGAAGCTTGGAATGAACTTGGTATTTATAGATTGAGTGATGTGGTATTTAAGTTAAGAAATAAAAAATACGAGATCGAAACCGAATTGATCCCTGTGAGGAATCGTTTTAATGAGGTATGTAGTTTTGCAGAATACAAACTGTTGTAAAAGTTTAGGGCCGAGAGGCCCTTTTCTTTGTCTAAAACAAAGATATACTGTCAGGACTTGTCACAGAATTAATGGTAAATACTTCGATATAATTTGATACTACCCCCTAGGAACACATGAGAAAAGCTCACCACGAGCCTTGTGTGAGGTCGTTTTTAGTGGACTGACTTCATTTTAGGCTCAACAAGATATAAATCTGCACCTTCGCAATGAATCAGTAAATAATCATCATCTTCACGAGAAAAACAGATTTTGATCATGGATTGTGTATCATCTTCTAGCAGTTCTACATTCCAAATCTTTCTTCCAATCAACTTATCTAAAGTTTCAGCTTGATTTGCATCAGCCTCGGAAGTAAACTCTACATCTAAACTATCGTCCCCGTCCATCTTCCTCCGTCCTTTAATACCATCGGCATTAGTTTTGGTTGTCCATCTATAATCATGCCGCAGCCGATTACAAATCTCGATTTAAAATTCTTTGCATACTCAAACGCAAGTTCTTTTTGATTGATAAGACATCCTGTTTGTAATCCCCATACTAATTTGTCAGGGTTAGAATAATAACTAATACTAAATTTAGAATGATAATGTCCTTGGACTGCATGCATGCCATATTGCTGCGCCACTTTCATTACATCGGCTGCCATGCCATGAGTAAAGAAACATCTTTGACCATCAGATAGGGTAACCTTTAAGTCATCTACCCATTCCCATCCAGGGCCTACATTTAGAAACTCGTTGTAAGATTTCAGATACTCTAGGCTCAAGCCATGAGCGACTGCCTTACGATAAACTAATGATGAATGATTAGAGTGTACCAAGGTCATTTTTGGAAAAATTTTTTCTAGTTCTTTTACATACTTCCTAGCCTCACGCAGCTCATCTCCTGGTGATTTTAGATCTGGATGATGATTATGAAAACTAATAGAGTGTTGATCGATTTCATCACCGATGTTTACGATTAAGTCTGGCTTGTATTTTTTCTTGAGTGCTGCTAAAAATTTAAACGCATCAGGATGATGGTAAGGTATGTGTAAATCTGATATTACTAATACGCATTTATAATTACTCATGTTATAAGGATAACATATGTTGTTGATTCATCAAGGTTTTACTCGTACAGTAACACTCCACTCTTACCTATCCTCATCATTTGTCTACGAGGTTTCTCTCCTTGTTTTGGAAAAGCAATATGAATCCATCTTCCAAACTCTAGGATGAGTTGATCAAACTGTATTGAGCTATCAGCTAATGCTCTCATCACTTCATGAATATTACCAAAGCTAGGACAAGTAAAGTCTGCGGCTAAACCTAATGTGTGGTAGCTAGTGTCTTTAGATTTTAACGCACGATTTAATTCTAGGCATCTAAATCCTGATGATATTAGTATAGGTCTACTATCTAATTTAGTTCGGACTTGCTCTAATCCTTCGCATAAGATTTCTAGGTTAGCAATTTCTTCTGCCAGGGGAGTGTTATCTATATCTAATCTTGTAGCTGTATTGGAGTGACTTAGCTCGGCTAAGGTAAAGTGAGGACTGAGCTGCACTACTTGGTAAGGCCCTTTAGCTTTTCAAAAGTTCTTAATCCCGCAATCCCAAGCATTGCAAATACAAGCTCAAGTAGTATCTCTGAATCTATAGAAGGTAGTGTCTGAAATGATCCATCTAAATGATCGATCCATGTAGCCAAAGGATGACCAATGAATAACCAAAAGACTCCTAATGCACATGACCATCCAATAGCAGGTCGCCATCCAGCAACGAATAAACTCTGATGAGCTGCTTCTATTTTATTGGTTTCTGTTTGTGCTAGTAAAAGTTTGTTAGCGTTGTCAGTAAGAGACTTTTCTATCTCTCTCTTTGCTTTTGCGTTAGCGTTCTTGTCAGGAACTACTCTATCAATTACATTCCCAATCAATGGTAATAAGGCTTGTATCATGATTCAGTCCATCCGTATAGTAAACATAAAATTACAGGAGTAACAGGGAGTGCTGCCAATAAAGCTATGGTAACAGTTACAGGTTTTGTTAGAAAAAATTTAAACCAACGCATAGCAGTATGTAAATAATACTATAAGTCCAAAGAATGCAATAAGAGTTTCTTCTGTCATATCTTCCAGCCTTGAGATGTGGCCCACAAATAAACTAAACCAACTAACATCAAAGCAAATATTCCACGAAGAGAGAACTTTCCAAATTCAGAAAACTTTTCATTCAGCCAATCTTGCAAGCCTTCTTTGATCGCTTGTTTAGTTTCTTCTGGACTAGGTTTCATCTGCTTCTTCTGGTGTATTGTTTTCTGCTACCCATTTTAAATATTCTTGGTAATCTGTGTTATCTTCATCTTTAGGAATAGAAGCCTT